TTTTGCCTCCAGCTTCTTCATCGTCTCCTCGATCTGAGCTACCGTCTCGGCCTCCATCTCCAGAGCGCGAAGCTCGTCGGAGGTATCCCAGCTCTTCCTCATCGAGGCAGCATGAGAAGGGTCCTCAGCCAGCGAATAGGATTCTAAGATGTCCCGACTGAGATCAAGCCTCGATCCGTCGTACTTCTCCAGGGCCGCGTTCACCTCGTCGCCCTCAAGTCCGGTCGCAGCTTCGATCGCCAGGCGGTATATCGGGGCGAGGGTGATATGGTTGGCGAGGATGAGCTGAGCGGCCATGTACCTGTTGGCCGGGATGATCCCGGCTTCATGAAGCCACTTATTCCCCTCGGCTTCGAACTTCTCTATCCTCGGCAGAGTCCATTTCAGCTCAATAGGCTCGCCCATCTTTACGGTTATAGATCTCAGTCCCTTTGCTTTACTCATATTATTTTCTCCCTCAGTTTATAAACACAAAACCCCACCTAAAAGTCATGGGGTGAACGGTCGAATACAGGGTTATCGGGAGGGAGGCCGTCCGCAAGAACTCCTCTCGTTCCAGCATCATGCGGCCTCCGGTCTAGGGTGTCTCGATTACATGTCGAAGAGGATAATGATGACCGCTCACCTTCAGGCTCGCCTTCGCAGGGCTGGACGGATCCCCCGCCCCGGTCACAGAATCCACATAGCCAAACCCAACGTACATCAGGCCGGCGTCATAGTCCCGATAGAAGGCGAAGACCTGCCTAACTCCTTTCATCGCAGCGAAGTCCAGTTCGGCCGCTCCACCGGCGAGAGTGTAGGGCCCCGAATCGGCGACGACGCCAGCGCCCGTCTCCCCGGCGGCTCGCATAGCGTAGACTCTGAGGGCTTGAACGTCGGCGTTGGCGTTGATGGCAGCTATGACCTCGTCGGCGGTGGAGATCGGCGATCCCCCGGAGGTATCAAGATCGACGGTTATAGCGTTGGCGACGACGGTTACAGCAAGGGCCTCGGCGTCGTTTTCCTGGAAGTCGATGGTGATGTTGTTCCCAGCCGGCCCGCCCGTTCGGTGGAGGACTCTGATATGGCTGTTGGCCGCCCCCCCTGAAGTCGTGATCTCGGCGCATTTGGAGGCGACGAAAGCCTCGATGGTGGCGTTCCAATCATCCAGACCGGGGAACCGTTCGCGGGCCTCTTTCCCGAAGTCGGTTACTTCGTGCATCTCGGTCTTGTCTTCGAAGTCGGCATTGGTAGCCCCGAAGATCTCCGAGGCGACCATGTACTTTCCGGTATGGCATCGGACGAGATCGCCTTCATCGAGACCCGAAGCTACGTAGATGTAGCCAGATGGATACCAGATGGCGTCAGGCGTCAGTGTCGCCCACTCGCCCTCCCCCTCGTTCTGGAACTGGAATACTGGAACGGCGGAGTCGTTCATCATCCTTTTGCTGGCGTCGGCGATCCTCCATACGGTATACCGGGGATAGCCCCCCCACTTCGAATCGGAGAAATCCACCTCCTCCATAGCCTCGTCGCTATAGTCCTGATCAGCGCCCGAGCCCCTATAGACTCGGACATAAGATCCCGGTGTCGGGCTCAGGGCCATGTCTCATCGCCTCACGTCTCGGTGATCCCGCCACTAACTGAAAAGGTCACATCCATCTTCTGGACGTCGCCAGGACCGCCGTGCCTCCTGATGCTTTCGACGTAGGCGGAGAAGCTGAAGGTCCGGGTTCCCTTGACCACGCTATAAGCCAGAAGGGTGTGTGCTGGCTTCGACGCCCGGATCTTGTTCTGGCCGGCGTCGTCGTCGTCCTCGATGAAGCTGGCGGTTACAGTCCCGTCGTCCAGGCCCGGATGCCTCGCACGCGCGGTGTTCGTATCGCAGGTGATATCCTGCATCTCTGTCTTGTCGTCCACATCACAGGAGACGCATCCGAGCGCGGGGGAGCTATCCGCTGTGAAGGTTAGCGTCGCCAATCCGTCTGGTGCTAATACCATTTTTCAATCACCTCATTTAATCCGCTATGCAGCGGATGACTCTAAAATCGATCATGAATACGTGCCGCCCGTTCTCGTCCACATAATGATCGGGGTGCCCGCCCTCCCAGATCATCGCCACTGAATGACCGAACGCCGTTTTTTTGTGGAGCGCGTCCCGGATCGCCAGGGCGTCGGTTTGCGCCGTCTCCAGGGACGCCCTCCTCACCTGGATCTGAACGCGAGGCTTCTCGATATCGCCCCCGCTCACGATATACCCGCTCCCCCCCGCCGGGAAGATGGCTATCTGCGAGGCGCTGGATTCGTCGAAGCCGTATGCTCGGATGTTGGAATATCCGGCGGCGGTGAGGGCGTCGGCCACGTCCTTGACGACCGGATTCATGGTCATTTTTTCACCTCAGATCGAGATACCGGCCGAACGTCGCCAGGACGAAGGTGAGGAAGGACGCCCCGCCGATGATGTACCATCTCCAGTTTTCGAGGGCGACCACCCGGCACTCCAGATCATGCTGTGTCTCGCAGATGCCCCCCTTCCCGGTGATCTTCGCATTCAGATGGCGCAGCTCGCTCGCTATCTGAAGGAGGAGCTCTCGATCGGTCTGGGGAGCATCCGCCGACGCCATCTATTCGCCCCCGTTGGTCTGCCCCCTGGTAGCGAACCAGAATGCAGCGATCGTGCCAATGATCTGACCGAAGCTCTTCACGAGATCGATCATGACGGGATCCTGCGAATACGTCGCCATCCCGCCGAGGACGAGGAAGACCGCCAGGAACAACACCGTGACGACTAACCCCTCGCCTGGCATCACTCCTCCCCTGTCGGCTCAGTCAGGGCATACTCGTATAGCCCCGCGGCCTTGAGCCGGTCGGCCATGGCATCCACCGGATCCACCCGGTGACCCATGCCCTTCGTCCAGCTGATCCACTCGGCCCGCCTCATACCCCGCGAGGTCCCCGGGACGGGCCCGCACTGGGGGGAGGCCATGTAGCGGAGGCCAGAGTGGCGGCCACCTGTGAATCCTGCGGGCGTGAAGATCGCGCCCTCGTCGTCGGTGCATCCCAACTTTTTCGTCGGGGCCATGGAGCAGCCTTCGAGCTCCTCCAGCATCCCGCCGCCGCAGCCCCCCTGATCGCAGGAAGTGAGGCCCGTCGTCGGACAACATCCTATCTTTTCTTTTGCCATTCTCAGACCTCCTCAATCAGCAGTTCGGGCGGGATCTTGTCCGAAGTCGCAGACGAGTTCACGTCGAAGCTGCCGACCATGTCCACCTCGGCGAGGTATGCTGGTTTTCCGCGGCAGCCTATCGTCTGGATGATCCTCTCCCGGTAGGTCCCGACTCCCTGGAGGGCATAGATCGAGACGTTCCCGGCCACCCGCGTCCTCGCGGCGATCGCCGATGCGCCGGATACCTGCGCTAGATGAGATAGCCCGAAATTCCCGATCATCCGGAACGATCCACTATCACCGTCCATATCCAGGCCCGCGAAAGCGCCGGATCCCGTCAAAATCTGGCCGTATGCCATCGAAGCGTTGCGGCCCCCGGCGGCCACCGTCTGGCCGCCGAGGCCGGACCGGATCTGGAAGTCCCCGTCCCCGGCGTAGTCGCCCCTGATCTCCACTCCGGCGGCCGGGGCGATCACGGCCGCCAGGATTGCCAGGATGATTATTTTAGGATTCATGTCTGCCTCAGATGTTTTTCAACGTACTTCGCCGCGTTTCCCGCAAGTTGCTCCACAGGGTCCACGATGAAATGACTTTTGCCTGTCGTGTGATTGAAATCGGCCCTCTGGTGCTGGATGTAGATATAATCCTTCGCTGGACCGCCGCCGCCGAGGATGATATTATCGTCTTCGCGCTCGCATCCGAGGTTATCTCTCATCGTTCCACCGCCTTTGAGAGCGACCGGGCATTGCCGCTTCATCTCCGAGAGGACCTCGCCCTTCGCCCATTCTTCCAGGCCGTCCAACGCCGCCTCTTTCGCCCGCGCGATGACGGCTCCGGCGGCCCATTCGGTGATCCGGATACTCATAGCCTCACCTCATATTCTATGATCTGACCTCCGACGCCCGTCGGTGAGAGGACCGCCAGGACGGGGCGAGGATCCCCGCCGTTGTAGATCACGAAGTCGCCCGGCTGGACGGCTGACATGGTGCGGAGGAGGGCGGTGGAGGTGATCTCCTGGCCGCTGGCGGTGCGGACGAGCTTGATCTCTTCGGTATATCGGCATTTCTGGTTTTCATAATCGGTATACGTCGGCCCGTACAGGCCCGAGCCCGTCGCCTTCCGCCAGACGAAGGTTTGGTGCATGGGGGTTATGCTCATTTCTTCGCCACCAGAATCTCAGTGCACCGGCATCTCGGATGCAGAGTCGGCCCGTCGCCGCCGCCCTCAAATTGACCGTTGGGGAGTTCCGCCCTTTTCCCGGACATGGGACGGCATAGGGGGCAAAGCCGTTCGTCCGGGGTGACGAGCCATTCCCGCTCCCAGTCGTCGGGGCTCAGGATGCCCCGCCTCACCGCGCCCCGGTTGGCTTCTCGATACCCCTCGTTAGCCGCCTTGTGGCCTTCCGAAAGAGCGATCGTACCCGCCCGCCACCGGAGGAGTTTGTTGCGGTATCGGTCCACCGCCA